ACAGCAGGATTTGCGGCAGTTACACTACTAACAGCTTCTGTAATTGTGTTGTTACCAATAAAATCAGTAGCAGCAAAAGCGGCGCTTCCCTCATTTAATCTTACATTAATTGTGTTAGCAGCAGAACCTGAAGCAATGACCATACCGCCCTTCGTATCAGCAGATATCTTATTACCAGCAGTGAATCCAGTCAGTGTAGATGTATTGACTGTGAGAGTTTGATATCTTGAGAGCGTGTAGGTATAAGATCGAAGAAGTGTATTTGATGATTGTGGCACATAATGAATGACTGTTTCGCCATCTAAGAACGATGATGCTGTTGATGTTGTCAGTGTGAGTTCTACATTTGCGAATAATGGGTCTTTAAGAATACCAACAGAGCGATAATCATTCGTTGTTGGTATTGTATTTGATTCGTTATTAGCATATGTTACTGAGATGCCTGCACGAGATGCATATAGTTCATTGACTACATCAGACCCATGCCCACCAGGTGGAGAGAGACTTGGTGTGAGATTTGCTGCTGTGATACTATCACCATTGCTTGAAATAATAATATCAGCAAAAGAATATCCAGAACCTCTATTAACAACTTCGATTGTTGAAATAGAATTTGCTGTTGTATCAATCGTAGCAACCACAACTGCATCGTCGCCATCGCCTTTGATTGTGAGACCAGGACCAATTTCGAAGACAGAAGATGTATCTGGTACCGTAGTAAATGCTGGGTTAATCAACACTCTTCGTTCAGAACCAGTAACGATATATTCTGAAATATCTCTTGCTTGGCCAGCACCTGTACCAGACCTAACATAGAGTGTGCTATTTTTATAGAAATCTGTGTTAGCGCTGAGTGTTACACTGGAACTTTCAAGACCATGTATTAGTGTGTTACCCGCAACAGAAACTTCTTTGAATGTGCCGTTTGCGTATGCGTTATATTTAGCGCCACCACTGTTGATAATCACTGCTTCAATAGAACCACTAACTGCATTTGCAGATACATTAGCATTAGGAATAACAGGAGCAAAATCGTTTGTAGCAAACTTAGCCCAATCTGCTGCTGAAATGTTGTACATCAACTTCCATACATACTTATCAGTAGTTTGATAAAACTCATCGTCTGCTGATGTCTCAGAGAACAATGGTTTATCAGTTGCAGCAGCACCACCGTTGTTATCTAAGCATTTGAAAACGGCATAGTTGCCGCTCTCTTCTGAGATGGCATAAAAGTTATCGGTTTCTAAAGTTGTGCCAGTGTAGCTGTAAGCAGAATATGTATTACTTGATACCCAATTAACACGGCGAATCATATGCTTTACATCATCTGAAACAATTTTCTTACCAAAAAGAATATTATCATACACGTCATTATGCACGCCAAACGTACTGTCCGCAGGGGCAGGTGGCGCATTGTCGTCGGCAAAGGGCAAAGTCTCGCCAGTAAATACGTAGTATAAACTGTTTGAAGACTCTGAAACAGACTCAATAAATTGAGCAGCCATATGTGTCTTGAATTTGTTTGTAACTAATTTCGTCATCTAGATCTTTTTCTTTGCTTTATGATGTGGATACGGTATCAGTTGTCGAAGTAGCAGTAGTAATATTAGTATTTATAACACTGTTCTTTACTACTGTACCAAATAATTCAGTGCCTGCAACATGAAGCACTTTTTTTACAATGTCTCGATATCGATTAATTGAAACGCCAGTTTGAATATCATACGAATATTCTTGATAATATTTATTGTCTCGTATTTTCGAAACATCACTAAGATGTGATGTAGTTGTTTCCCAGAAGCCTGTGCCGGTGCCTTCTGTTGCTACAATTGAGTTAGCTGTAATAACAAACTGATTAGTATCACTTGTGAGCGACACTGCTTGATTGCCTAAGTAGCCATAACCAGAATCTAAGACTTCAAGCCCAGTAGCAACACCATCAGCGACAATAACATCACCTGTGATAACAGCATTGTCTCCCATCGAACGAGAGGTTAAGTCGATACTGTCATTACCAGCGGCAAACCCTGCAATAGCGCCAGAACTTTTACCAATAATGTTAGAGGTACTCCAACTTGTATTAAAACGAGTCCTTTTTAGAAGTAATACACTACTATTTGCAGAGATTATAACACCTTTCTCTGTACCATCTTGTTGAATGATTTCACCGGGCGTAAAGTTGCTCGTGATAAGAGTGATGTTTAGATAAATGTTTTTTCTGTCATATGCTGCGATATATTTATTATGCACTGAAATGAATGGGTTAGTGTTATATGCAGTACCTGGATTAATTCTTGTCAACGATGTTATAGTGCCCATTGTAAAATCATCAAATGTGAATAGTAGATTAAACGCAGTTGTCGAATTTCCGTTTGGATTTCTGATAAACCCATAACCATGGCTCATATTGACAACTACAACAGCATCTGTTCCACCACTATTATCTGGCAATACGATTGTTGGCGTGGTATAGTGTCCTTCACCGCCATTGTTTATTGTGATAGCAGTGATAACACCACTACCGTTTGTTGTGATAAAGCCTGCTGCTGATACAACTGGACTACCGTCAGCATACCCACCGCCAGTAAACGTAACGTTAGGACTGGCTGTCGAGCCGTTTGCGTATCCAGTGCCGCCATTTGTAATCGTGATTGTACTCACGAAACCAACGCTACTATTTGCTCCTGTAACTCTCATATCTAAGAAAGCATGATTAGCAATGTTATTGGCTCCAATAAAATCGGTGTTTAGCGTTACAGTTTCTTCGTTCTCTAATGCGCCTGGCTGGAATGTTGCTCCACCACCAGTTCCAAGAGCGTTGATTGTGAGTTCTAGATTTGGTTGGGCTACGAGATTGATTTCTTTCAAGTCTTCACGAGATGTTTTAATCGTCATACCAGCGCCTTCAACATACGAGAATGCTGAAGTATTACTATACACACCAACGTATGTTGTGTTCTGGCCAACAACAATACCAGTCACGGTGTTGTTAGCAATCGTATCAATCACACCATTTGCTGTTACAACACCGTTGTACCAAACATCAGAAGCACCAGTTGCTGTTACAGCACTAATCGTCTCTTCAACTTTAGTCTCTCGACCTCGTATTTTCTTAGTTGCAGTAAATGCTCCAGATACGACTTCGATGCTCCAAGTATTAGCATCTGATGCTGATGTGGCAATACCGGTTGCCCCTGCTGTTGAGATAACAACGCTAGTAATAGTTTCTGTTTTAGCTGCGACTACAGTACCGTTCGCATAATAAACACTTGCTGTTTTGGTAGGTGTAAATGTACCCCAAGAAGGTCCAAGTGTCGCAGAAGTAGTGTTTGACGATGCTACATATCCATATGCATATGATGAAATATATGCAGGTCCAGTAGTTGGAGTTGTCAACGCCTTCATTTCAACTTTATCGCCATTAGCAAACACAGTGCTTCCGTTCTCTTCATGATATAAAACAACTGTAGATTCTTCATCTACAATTTCACCAGCAGATAGTGTTGTATTATCTGCTGTATCAATAGAGAGTTGAGCAGCAAACGTGCCACTTGTGATCACAAGAGTTGCGCTTGTGCTTGCAGCATCATCGCTCAACACTACAATTTTACCATTGGCAACTTCAGAGTATTCTATTATTTTTACAACTTTGTCATCAGCTGGGTCACTACCAAAAATAACGTGTGTTGCATTGGTGGAATATAGAGATTCTGCAACCAACACATCATCAACAAGAACTAAAAGTTCGTCTCCATCTGTAGCACTTGGTCTTGCAAAATGAGGGCCGTTACTACCACTTGCCGTATGTTGCTGGACATATGTTTTGACACCTAACGCATAGTCATCAGCAATTGCTGTTGTATTTGCTACGTTATCAAAATATTCATCAGCAAAATCTTGTGCGCTGAGTAGTGCGACAATCTCACGCTCTTGCTTTACAGTCTCAAACGGAATAAACTGATTTGATATGTTTGAGTTATCAACAGCAATCATCGCTGTAGCAACTCGAACATCGGTGTAATCGTCTAGAATGTCGCCGTCATCTAAATCGTTAAGCGTATAACCTGTTCCGCCATCTACAAGTTCAAAATCAACACGACCCGTAGCATCCTCAACACCAGTAACACGAACTTTAGCTTGTCTACCAGTGTCATGAATTACATCGAACACATCACCAACGGCGTTATTTCTACCACCATTAACAACGTTCATGGAAGATAGTGAGCCGATAATCTTTGGGGCGTTTGTGAGCAATCCGTCAGTACTAACTAACTCATCTGTTGTAAATGTGCCTTTGATATTACTGATATAAAGAATATCAATGATACGACCTTGAACTCTTTTCTTTACAAGACCTTCAACGAAAGCAGTAGCGCCAGATCTAGAACCCGTGATTTGATTCTCGATAAACCCAGCAGACCTTGTTGACTGTGTGACTTCAATATATTTTGGAATCTTATACTTACTATCTGAAGCACGAAGAATATCATCAGCAGGATAATATACTGAAGCTTCTTCGTTGAACAACATACGAATCAAAAGTTCTGTTGCTTTTGGAGTACCCTTTGAACGATAGTAATCCATAATATGCTTGATGATAAATCTTTTATCTACAGCTTTCGCATACGGAAACTGTGCAAGATATTTCTCTTTAAAATGCACTAAGAAACTATCTAATGTCTCATCAATGTCTCTGTTCTGAAACATAGAGCGACTGAGCGTCAACGGAGACGTTGAGGTGCTTTCCATAAACTCATAGTATGCTTTCGTGAAAGCAACTAGATTTGGTCCGTCTTCCCGATAAACAGCAGGGAACTGCTGTTCAATATACTCTGAGATAGTTTTTGATAGGTCATGCATTATTGAGTCGCAGCCTCTACTGTTACACTAACATCAACATCACGGATTGAAATAACTTTACTTGCTGGTCCAATAATATCTTGCGATTCCGGTCTAGCATAAATTTTAATAGCACTACCAGAGAAAGAGTTTACATCTAAATTACGAATAATTACACGACCTGTCGTATAGTCTACGCTTCCAACATTACCATCCAATGTACTGAAACCGTCTAATGTATTAGTAAGAACTTCTAAGACGCCTGCGCCATTGTCTTGTATATATGCTGTTTGAGTTCCGTAAGAAAAGCTAGATGTTTTGATTGCTGGTTTATGGCGATTTATATCTTCGCCAGCAGTCAAAGGATGATCTAAGATCAAAGAGTTTTCAAAGTCAACCGTAATACTTGAAGCAGTACTTATAATAGGAACAAAATCAATAATCATTCTAAGTTCTGTGTCATTTGATATGATAGACGCATTTGTATCATCAATGACACGAGCAATTCGAGATTGCCTAGCATTCTTTTTAAAATCACTCAAGTGAGTTACATTATAAGATGCAATCACATTTCTAACAAGCGAGTCTATTTCAGAATTAGTAGCATCTGAAGTTTTCGTGTTGTAGTATACAGTCGTATCAAGAGCAACATAAAGAAATTTGGGAGACCTAATTATCGGGTCAATCGCAAGTGGCGTGCGCTCTTTTAGAAACTTTCTATACTTTTCTTTAGCACTGTCAGATACTCCATCACTATTTTGAATATCAACGTGAACCACAACTTTACCATATTGTGGCGGAGTTAGTTCTTCGCCGCCTTGAACTGATACTGCTTGTATTTCAGAAAACTTGTTTTTCAGAAGATTTTCATAATCAGATTCTGTAACTGCTCTATCTTGAATTTGAATAGATTTAGGAGCATAAAATTTGATAGATTCTATAGTCTCTCGTTCAGCGCCGCCGAAAGACTTTGATGTTGTTGCAACTGTTGCTGTATATCCTTGTATTGATGCGCTTGGTGAAAATGTTGTAGCACCATTCGGCGTTTCGCCCTTTGCAATACGATAAATGACTTCTACAACTTCGCCAGTTAGAGGTTCTCTGCCAAACACATTATTACCGAATTCTAATTCGTAATTATTTTTTTCTGCTGGCTGTAGATAGAAAACTTTATCTATTGAACCAACGTCAAAGAGATTTGGCTTTAAAACGTATGCATTAACTTCGGCACTAGCAGCAGCAGAAGCATATACGTTTACCACGATACTATTTGTATCTACTCTATTGTTCGAGATGATATATTTCGTACTTGATGTAACATCATAATATTCTTTTTCAATTCTACCTTCATAGATAGTAACATCGCTGACAGAATACACACCAGAATTTGGCGTTACAGTATACACTTGGTCTGTGCTGAATGTGTACGATTTGCCATCAACGTTTGTTGTGAACTTCGTATATTTTGGTACTGTAATGAATGCTGGGCTATCACTTGGATCAAACGTTAGCGTGACTCTTGCGTTTGATGACCTGTATGACCTTGGAAGATAGTTCAACTCTTTTGCATGAGATACAATAGAAGACTTCAACTGCGCTGAGTCGAGAAACATCTCGCCGAGAGCCATGTTCGTATAAAAGCTATTCTGAAATGTATTGTACGCCAACACGTCAAGAAGGACGGACATATTAGACCCGTCATAATCGTAGTCAGCAAACTGTGCTTGACCCTGAAGAAATGTTTTTAACTGACCCTTGATTCGATTAAAATCAAGTTCCGAGATAATAGTTCCTGCCATTTTATCTCACTCTTTCTAAAAGTAATTCTAACGTAACGGGTTCTTGTACGTTGACAACACGAAATACGATACTGATTTGAACTTCATGCTCTCGTGAACTCTGAGCAATAACTACATCAATAACATCTGCTCTTGGTTCATGTGCTTCGATAACATCTCGTATATGCTCTTGCATCGTTAAGAATGTCTGTGCTGTAATATTCTCAAACAACATAGCACGAATATTGCCACCAAGATTTGGTTGAAATAGACGCTCACCTTTATCAGTCAACATAAGATTTCGAAGAGACTGTTTTACAGCATCAACATTTGTTTTGCGTAAGACTGTACTACGAATTGGATGTCTATCCAAGTCCGTAAAGAAGTCCGAGTATACAACTCTTTGTGTTAATGGCGTTGCCATATGAAGCAATCTCCAGTTTTCTTTTTATTTATAA